AACTACTTGTTCTGACCAATTAGTTTTTACTCCCATTACTTACTTTCCATCCTTGTATCTTCTACATAAATTCTTTCTATTCCTAATACCTGTAAAGCTTCTTTATACTGTGCATCTATTATTTGATACTGAGCCATAAAAGATGATACTAATTCTGGGTCTTCATCTGCATTTTTAGATTGTATCTGTCTCGCTAAAGCATTTCTTGCTGCATATAATACTACTGCACTTTCAGCTTCATCTGGAAAATTATCAATAGATGTTGCACTTACTGCTACTTCAATAGAAGTTTTTACAGAAGAAAGTCTACCATTTGTAGCAGACATTGCTGGCAATACATATAATAATTTATTATCAAGATAGTAAGCTGGGTCAGTAGCTGTAGCAAATTCCATAAAAGACGGGTCAATAATTCTACCTCTCATAGCAGCTGGAACTTCTCTAGCTGGTTGCTGAACAGTTCCATCGCTTCTAGTTACTCCTACAATTCTATGTCCTTCTACATCTAGTCCATTATCATCAAATGAACTTGAATCAACTATTCTATGTAGTTTACTTATAGGTAAAGCGTTGAGCACTAAGCGAGCACCACTAGTAAGCCAGTCACCTAATGCTAAATCTTCTGTTCCTGCAAAGCCAGTTAAGGCATCTACTTGATTCTTTAATGTTTCCATTGCCATTTACTTTTTCTTCTTTCTTTTCTTTTTAACTACTTTTTTCTTATAAGTACTTGTGTATTTCATTATCCGTTTATTTCTCCCTTCGGACTAAATAAATCATTAACTGCTTTATCAGCACTATTTTTTTCTTTAGTCTTTTTAACGTGTTCCATCATATCTACTGTTTTAAAATCAATCTTATCTTCCCTAATAGCTCGTGCCCAAGGAGTATTCTCTCTTACCACAAACTGTGTGCTCCATCTTGGTGGATGAGCACGCTTACCACAAGAAGGACAATTAAACTTACCTTCTTCGTTAGGGTTGCTACAATGCTGACAATTAGCCATTAGTTCTTCGTAATTATAATAAACGCAGCTCTACTTCTATCTAACATAAAAGCTTTAATGTCTACAAGCTTTGCGTCATCTATAGTTTCTATGTAGTCATTAACTTCTTTAGCTAATGAACCTGCTACACTATCAGCTCTACTACTTACATCATTAATAATAACTTTTGTAGTTGTACTAAAATTTGCCATTTGTATTCTCCTATTAGTTTAAAATTCTTTTAAGCTTTTGGGGCAAGCTATGCCTGCCCCCAGTAGCTTATACTGTATGGTTTATGTATTGCTTGAGCTTGCAGCTGCAGCAATGTCACTCACATCGTGAGCACGTCCTTCGACAATCCAGTTGTCTCCGTCACACATTACTTTAGCATACACGTGTCCAATAGCAGCACCTGATGCAAATTCAAGTTCATCGTGTGATGAACCGTTAAATGCAGTGTTAGATGGTGTAGCTGTTTCAAGGTCAGAAATACTTCCAACAAAGAAGTCAACGCCATCTTTTGCTTGTACTGTTATTTTACCGTCTAAAGCAGCGTTGTTAATGAATTCGTAGTATACGCCTTCATTGTCAGCTGCTACAGGTAGATTAATATCTACTGCTCCACCAGTTGCACCCATTACTACTACTGCACCACTTAGGTCAGCAGTTAGGGCTCTTGGTGTTGTTCCGTCTTCAATCTTAATAAGTTTTGCAACTTGTTTATTGAATTTTCCAGAACTTTGTTCTAATGCACTCATTTTAGCCATTTTATAGTCCCTCCACATTAATCAGGTAGTGAGATTCTGGTAAACATACTTCTAGACCTGCTTCTGTGGTAATCATATCCTTACGTAGGTCTTCATCTGCAGCTTGTACATTTTCTTCTACCAACGTATCACGATTTAAACCATTACCAACTAACGGTCTGTAGTATAATTTACTCATATCAGCCATCAACATTAAGCTTGATGAGTGACCTCTAAATAGTGGTTCTTTAACCATATATACAGAACCGTGAACAGTGTTAATTTCCATCAACTTGTGACCGAAAGCACCATCCATTTTTTCCATATTCATTTGATATTGTGAACCAGTTGTAGATAAATCAGCAAAAGAATTGTTACCCATCTTATTGAAATAAGATATTACTGGTAACGAAGCTAGTGCTAATCTTTCATTTGAGCCACCACGAGCTGGGTCGAACAATACTTCAAAGTCAGCAAGTAAAGCATCATAAGTAAGTTCAGATTGTGCGTAACTACCGAAGTAAGCCTTACCACTTTGGTAAGATAATTCAGCAGAAGTACGGTCTACAACTGTACTGTTTTTAATGATATTACCTACTAGACCTTCTGTGTATTGAATACCACCAGTTCTAGATTTTTGATTAAATAGCATAGCTCTTTCAATATCGATTTTGTGTTCTCTCATTTTCTGAGCTCTCACTCTATCGAATTCGTTAGCTACACCTCTCATATTAGTAGCATATGCTGTGTTTGTAATTTCAGCAGCTGTCTTAAAGATTTGTGTATAACCAAATCCGTCATCGAAGCTATCTGAAAAAGTGTCTGGTGCTCCAGAACCTTCAGCATAAGCACTACCTATGATTTGAACTTTGTCATTATTAGAAATAACATTGTAACCTGTAACGTTTGCACTAACACTAACGACGTGAGCCGTAAAAGTTGTGTCAGCACCATTGTCCACAGGTGCGTCATTTACTCTAAGAATAACATTTGAATATCCAGCTGTTCCATTAACGGTTTGTACTGCGAGTACCATACCTTTAATTAAGAAATCAACGGATGCTCCATCAGCAGTGTCAACTGTTACCTGTATGCTTGTACCAGCTGTTACGGTAGCGTCTCCACCTGCTTTAATTAAAAACTCTCTACTTGTGTAATCAATCTTTGTTCTATCTTCAAGATAACGGAACAAAGAGTCGTCAGTAGGAAGTTTAGCTGTCTGAGACAAGTAAACGAAGAAAGGACTTTCTTCAGGGGCTAATTCTGCAATTCTGTCCCCGAAGTTATACTTTCTTCTTTGGTCTTGTAACTGACCTGCACTTGAACCTACTGCATCCTGAACTGTATTGAACTGGTTTGCAGTGATTTGTCCTTGCGTAATTGCCATTTATAATTCCTCCATAGAATTTATTTTTTGATACCTGACTTTATACTTGTTGGATTGCCTACGGACATAATCTTATTCCATACATCATCTTTAGCATTTGCTTGAGGTGGTTGTCCACCTTGCATTAAGCCTGCTGACCTAGGATTAGATTGAGCCTTTTTAGCTGCGTTCACGTTATCCTGTGCCTTTCGAGCACCTGGCGTGTCGCCTTTCCAAACTTTAAATAAGGTATCTAAAGGAAGATTCTCTTTAGGTTGCGTTACAAAATTAACAAACTGTTTAGCTTCATCATTACTTAGCTTATAATCAGATTGAACTTGATAAGTTAAATTATCAACTTGTCTTTGTTGGTCCAATCTATTTGTATAAGATTTCATTTTGTCACTTACAGCATCGTCAATCTCTTTCTGTCTCATACGATATGAGTCAGAACCAGGATTTGTATACGCTTCCCAAGGATTAAATTCCTCTTGGGTTAACTTTATTTGTTCTTCATCTTGTCCTTTACCTCCTGTTAAGTGTGTACGAACGACATCGACCAACTCAGGATTATCCTGAAATAGCTGTGCTACTGGTTTTAGTCTTTCTAACTCAGCCTGAGATTTATCATACATAGACTGGAATTTACGTGCATCATCTTCTTGTGGCACGTCAGAACTCAAATCCATTTCTTGATTTTCAAACTCACTTAAGTTATTATTTTCAGAAGTTTCTGAACCTTCTAAAGGTTGTTCTTGTATTTTTTCTTGCACATCTGCCATATTAACTCTCCTCCCAGATATTCTTATTCATCTGCCATATCTCCCGACATAAACAAATTCAAATCAGACTTTACCTGTTCTTGTTGTTGTTGTTTTAATTTCTCAGCGTTAACTTTTAGATTAGAATCAATACCTGATTGTGTTTTAGTAAGAGTAGTTTTAAACTTCTCTACCTCTACACGTTTTCTATCTGATACTGATTCTCTTTGGGCAGTTTGTAAATCACCACTGAGAGACTTTACTTGGTCTTGTAATTGACCAATAATACTTTTTAGTTGTGATACTTCACTAGTTCTTTGTAACACACCTTCTTTATCATATATTTCTGTTTTCTTTAAAGCTTCTACTTTATCAATTAATCCTAACTGATAAGCTTCCATATACATTTGATATTCTGCATATTTATTAGAAGGCATTGTAGAACCAGATATAATTCTTACATCAAATTGTCCTGATGTAATATCGTTTTTAATTTTTAATAACTCGTTTGACTTGTCATCATACAATCTATTGTTAACAGTAAACTCAGTTATATCATTATTAGGTTGTACTATTCTAAAACTTTTTTCAAATGTATAGTGACCTTTAGCCATTGAATACAATACTTTACCTAGTTGCTGTAAAGACATTTCTATATCTCTTAATTTACTAGCACCTCTACCTTCTCCCATTTGTGCAAGTAACATTGTACCACGTACACTTTCGTGTGCTCCTGATTTAAGACCTTGTAGTAATTCAGGTACACCAAAATTTAAATCAATGTATCTTTCTACTTGATTAATTAAAGCATAAAACTCACCAGATAAAGGTTGTGGTTGAGCTAAGTGTGGTTCTCCATAAGTTGGGTCATACTCTATAACTGCATTAGGATTAGCCCAATCTTTTTCTACTTGAGCTATACTTTCTACACTACCTTGTGGTATCATTAATTTTAAACCAGCTGATGTTTGTGCGTGTGCAAGTGCAAGAGAGAAAAGTTTATTTAATAAACGTTGCATATCTTTTACTTTGTTTACATCAGATTTAGGGTAAGGTGTATTAGTCCATATATTTGGAATAGGAATAACAGGGTATATATCAGTATCTAATATATTTTCATATAATAATACTTGTCCTAAAGATGCAGTTACTTTAATTCTTGTTTGTGGAATTTCTACATAGCTATACAAATTGCTTGCAAAGTTTTCTTCTTCTTGTTCTAAGAATACAGCAAATGTTTCTGCATCCATTATAGTTTCTTGTTCTTTTAATGTATCTGCTACTCTAAAGAAAGGAACTTTTACTTTGCTAAATCTTTCTAATATTCTATATCTACTTCCAACTGTTTGTTGATAGTCTTTATTTTTTACTTCAGCAGGTGTATATAAGTTCATACCATTTTTGTTTTGTGAACTAGGGTAGTCATCATACATATCTGAACTAGAGTAAGGTTCTATATCTGGTAAGAATTCTTCTACAGCTGGGTATAAATCTAATATTTGTTCTTCTGTAAGAATAGTTGATAAAATTATACTGGCAGCATCTTTAAAATATCTATCTCTAGATGCAGGGTCAACGTATACCCTAAAAGGATTTACGTGTGTGAACATTACTTCACCTCTACCGTAGTCTGCTTCTGGTTCTATATACGCATAAAAGTACCCCATACCTGTAGTTGCGTAATCGTGAACTGCTTGTTTAAAGTGATGCTGCCCATCTGATATATCAAATATATATTCTAATAGTGTTTTCCACACATTAGCTAATTTTGTATCAGAATCTTCTCGTGCTGTAATCCCATAAGATACAGGTCTAGATGTCATTAAAGATTTTAACTTATCTATTGCTGCATAAATTCTATCTATTGTAAAGTCTGCTTGACCTATTGATTGTAAAGTTTCAGACTCCTCAGCTGTATAATGATTTCCTAAAGTAAAATCAATAGCATCTCTAGCATCTTTATCCCAATCTCTACGTGCATCTGCATAACGTCTAAATATTTCTCTATTGGCTGCTGCTGCTTTATCTTCTTTAATAGCCATTAATTATTTTCCTTCTTTAATTCTTCTTTATATTTTTTCATCATAGCTTTTTGTCTTTGGTCATATTCAGATTCCATAGGTTTAATATTTGTTCCGTGTTTTTGATTGTATTGACGTATGTTATAATTCTGATGTTCTGAACGAAACCTATTAGAAATTTCTTTTCTTTTATTGTCTAATTTTGCATACATCTTTGCAAGTGTTGATAACCCTTTTCTTGTATCTATCTTAGCCATTACTATCTTCCTCTAAATATGGTTGTAAAAATTCTTTATAAAATATTTTATTACGAGCTAAAGTCTTACGATTACCATCTCTATCTTTAAATGTTCTTTCGTAATGCTTAAAACCTTCTCTTGTTGGGTCATCTGCTACTGCACCCTTTACATCATTGTTAGCTAAACATTTAGTTGTAGTAGGAAAACTCTTTAAACTTCCTACGTTAAAACATATATCAGCTAAAGCATATTGCAACCTAGTATCTATGCTATGCCAATCGTAATTTTTTCGGTTACAATATTTTTCAGCTTTTAGCAAAGATATTTCTGACTCCTCTAACAGTCTATTCTCAACTTCCGTTGTAGACATACCAGCTTTATCTAAAGCATTTTGTTCAGATAAGCTCTTTATTTTATATCCATAACCTATAGTTTTTAACCCACCTTCAGGTGAGTCGTATGGAAAAAAAATTTCCCCTACTTTATTTTTGTAGCCCTCTACCCTTTTTAAGTAGTCAATGTATTCTTTTATGCTATACATACCCCTGAAAAAATTAACACCATTTAGTATGCGAAGTCTCATATTTTTAATCCTGTCATCCAATTAATTTTAGTAGATACTTTTTTCATCATACTTTGCCCTGGGTCATCACCGTCTGACATACGTCTACTTCTAGGTGGTTTAGCAAAAAAGTCTGCATAATAAAGTCCATCTAACAAGTCATCGTTTCGTCCTTTAGGAAATTCAAATAGCTCATCCATAAGTTCTGTATGTTCTTTTTTAATAAATAGTTTCTTACTATTTACAATACTACCTAGTGACATCTCTAGTCTATCTTCTTTTTTAATACCGTGTGGTGGTCTAACGCCCTTATTAATACCTGGTAGTAATCTTTTTTCATTACTAGCCATACGTTCTACCATATCTCTTACCATTTCCTGAGCACCTACAGTTTCTACGGCTACTCTTTTAAACGGTGAATACTTCTTAGCATACTCCATTATTTTCTTAGGCATATCAAATGCTGGTATCTTATCGTGGTAGTAATCAACTACGTATCTATTTTTATCAGCATCTATTCCCATTATCATAATTACTTGATAGTCAGAACTTTTTGTAGCTGTATGAGCTAAATCTACGCCCATATATAAGTGTATTGGTATTAAGTCATCGTTATCTTTTAAACAAGCAAACCCATTGTTATTTACAAACTCGTGGTTATGATACTGTATTTTATCCATTTGAAACGTAGCAGAAGCAACATCACGTGCATCATTAAGATATTCTTGTGCAAACTTATCTACTTTACCAGCTTCTATAAACTCTTGTTTTTTTTGTTTAAGCTTTGTTAATGAAAATTGTTGAGACCAAGTTGCTTTACCATTTTCTATAGCTCTAATAAATGTTACGTCCCAAGGAAATTTTTTCTTATGTTTTAATGAATCTAAGTAACCATCGTATATATTTTGTAAGAAAGCGTCATAGTGTACGATTGTACCTGATAACCATATCCAGCCTTCTTTGCCTGGACTTTCTTCAAGTGCTGGGTATACTGTAGATACAATCCATTGTTTAATTTCATCTCTACGTGGTGCTGTCTTTGTATTAAGTTCTGATTCAAAGTCATCTAGTATGATACCTGTGTATCTAGAATCTACTTCAGAACGACCTCTAAGCCTTTGTGAAGTACCTTTAGCTATAATACGATGACCTTTATTTGTTACTAAATCTTTTTCTGTCCATCTTTTACCTGTGTCTCCACCACACAAGTTACCAAAGTAATGTCTTATAGCATCATTGTTTTCTAAATGTGAACGTATATATTTAAGATGGTCAATAGATTGACCTTGTTCTTCAGCTACCCACGCCATAAATATAGCTTGGTCTTTGGGTGTAAAGCAAAGTCTGTGCATAATCGCTGCTTTCATTAATACTGATTTTCCAAAACCTCTCGGAAGCACATTACAAATACGTGCTCCAGGTTTTGTACTAATCAATTTTTTACCTAACTCATAATGAAAAGGTGGAGATTCGGATTTATGTAAAAAATCATTTGGTAAAAACAGTTTACCAAACAGTATTAAATCCTTAGATGCTTTATGTAGTACTGCTTCTTTCTCAGATACTGTCATTAAG